TTTAAGCCATTTGGAAAAACCGCCGCCGCAGGTGTAACTGACACATTTCTGAAGGTGCCTGCTAGAACAATAAATCAAAGAATTGTTCCAGACATGCGTTACGCTGGAACAATCAAGAAGGGAGCTAAATTGAAGTCCAAGAGCGGCAAAACATATGAAACTCTTGTTGATATTGATTTTAACACTGTTTGGAATGGTACAGGAAATCCTCCATCAAATCTTGTTGTTGTTGGTGATCGCGATGGTCAAACTAAACAACCAACAACATTTGTGTTAAAGAAGACAGGAATTGATATTAAGGCGGGAGAAACAAAAGTAACCACATTTTCTGTAGGCGCTTATCAGTCATTCAAAAGACTCACTGTTTCGGAAGATGATGTTCTTGAAATCCTAAATGCCGTGGACAGCGAGGCGAACACTTGGTATGAAGTAGAATATCTTGCGCAGGATACGGTTTTTGATGGTCTTGCGAATACTGGCAACGACGCTACAGATGTTCCGTTTCTTTTGAAGCTGCGCTCTGTTCCGTACAGATTTATAAGTGAATTTAATATCGCAACAAATAGAACATCTTTAGTTTTTGGAACTGGCGACGCTCAATCTTTTGATGGTGATCTTATTCCAGATCTTGGTGATCTTGCTCTTCCTCTGTTTGGTAGGGATACGTTTACAGATTTCTCTCTCGATCCTCAAAACTTTCTTAAGACAAGAACGCTCGGCCTCGCGCCAGTAAATACAACTATGACAGTTTCCTATAGAGTTGGCGGCGGCGATGATACGAATGTTGGTTCTGGTGAAATAAATACAGTTGCAGAAAGCACTTTTGATATTGGAGATTCAACACTCAATGCCGCAACAATTAGAGATGTTGGAAATTCATTTTCAGTTGCAAATCCAGGTCCAATTCAGGGCGGGCGAGATCAACTCTCTATCGAAGAGATTAGACAGCTTATCCCAGCGGTCTTCGCCGCACAATCTAGGGTTGTGACTCCACAAGATTTCATTGCTCGTTCATTATCGATGCCTGCAAAATTTGGTTCTGTTTTTAGAGCCACCGCAAGATTGAATGCGTTAAATAAGAACTCTGTTGAATTAATTACACTTTCTAGAAATTCAGAGGGTCAAGTTACAATAGCCCCAGGCGATTTGAAAAACAATTTAAAAACATATATTTCTCGTTTTCGTATGATGACGGACGCCGTTGAAATTTTGGATGGAACAGTTATTAATATTGCTGTAAATTTTAATATTCTTGTGAATTCAGATTTTAATAAGACTGAAGTTGTAGCTAATTGTATTGATACATTGAAGGATTATTTCGAGATCACAAGTTGGCAATTAAACCAACCAATTAATTTAACAGATATTTATACTGCTCTTGCGGCAATCCCAGGAGTTTTATCTGTAATAGATGTGACAATTACCAATAAAGTAGGAAATTTTGATGGAAGAGTATATTCTAATACAACTTTTAATGTAAATTCCAATAAGAAAAATGGTATTATATATTGTAATAGTAACGCCATTTTTGAGATTAAGTTCCCAAATAAAGACATTACTGGAGCTGCTAGATAATGGGATTTTATAGAGTATATCCAATAAAAGATGCATGGATTACAAATAAATCCATTGATGGAACTGTTGCAAATCTAGCCACTGGCTCAAACCATGGTACATCTCCAGCACTCAATGTTTTTGCAGCGAAGGATGAAATACAGAGTGGCAGCGCCGAGCTTGGTCGTTCTCTTATTCAGTTTGATATGACGGAGCTTTCTGGAAAAATCTTTTTGGATAAGGTGATTCCATCATCTAGTGTTTCATATGTGATGAAAATGTTCGATATGAAACATGGAGATACTGTTCCTACAAGCTACGATCTTTTTGCATTTCCTCTTTCTAGAAGTTGGGACGAAGGAACTGGCATTGATGACGATGATTTTGAAGATGGTGGATACGCTAATTGGATGAGCGCTAGTTCTATAGCGTCTTGGGTTGTTACAGGTTCAGATTTTCTTTCTTCTGGTTACGGAAGTGCTTCTCAGCATTTCGATGCTGGACAAGAAGATTTGGAAATGAATGTCACCAGCATGGTAAATGCTTGGTTAACTGGTGGTTTGTCATCAAATGGTGTTGTTTTGAAGCTCGGAACCACAGAAGAATCGAATGGAGTTGATTATTACGTCAAGCGTTTGCACGGAAGAGAGAGCAAAATTGTAGACAAAATTCCATACATCGAAGCAAGATGGAGCGACGTTCTTAAGGATAATAGAGGAAATTTTGGTTTTAACGTTGAAAATAAGCTCGTAATGTATAATTTTATTCGTGGTGAGCTTACAATAGTACAAGAACCAGTTACAGTACGCATTCAGGATCACCTAATTGGTGTTTCTGCGAGCTTTAGTCAGACATTTCAAGCATTTCAGATTGCCAGTGGAGTTTTGACATCATCGATATTTATTTCAAATACGGCAAGTTTTTCTGCTTCATTTTATGATATTTGGTTCTCGGGCTCAAGGGTATACCTAACAGGTGCATTCAAGCCACTTGCACTAACAGCTTCAGCAGCGGACCAATATGACGAGTTCACACTTGCGGTGACAAATCTAAAGAGAGTTTATGACGTTGGTGAGGAAGCAAGATTAAAAGTCAACGTAAGAAAGAGAGATTATAAAACACACAGAGGAACCGTTGCTACCGCTTCTTTGAATACGGAAAGAGAATATATTGAAAAAATGTATTATAGTGTTGTGAATGACGAAACAGGCGAAGTGGTTGTTCCATTTGGAACTGGCACAGTACCGTATACTCAACTTTCCTATGATGGAAATGGGAATTATTTCAATATTTGGATGAGGAATTTTGTTCCAGGGTTCAAATATAGATTGAAGTTTCTTATTGACATCAATCAGAATGACAAAAAAGTTGTCGAAGAAGATTTCACGTTTAAGGTTGTCTAATGGCAGATAAGAAAGTAAACTTCCAACTCACTTTTCCAGAGAATCTAAAGAAGGATATAGTTTTATCTTCTACGCCGAATCTTGCCTTCGATGACCTCGGCGACTTTATTGAAGAACGCGAAAGGATTAGAAGGCTTCTTGAAAGTGCGAACGAAGCCACTTTGAAGGTGGATTATTCTGATTTTGCAAATCATGTGTTTTTTGATTCTGCCGTATCAAAATACCAGATTGCACAGGCAAGAATCCTTACAAAATATCCATACAACGGAAATACAGAAGAGAAAGACGCTTTCTTTTTGACAAGTTCTGGATACGAAAATAACATTTATGATCAGTGGCCTCGTCATGTAGGATATTTGAGGTTTAGCGGCAGCACAAATACATTTTTCAGTGCTTCCGACTATGATAAGAAACTTGTTTTCGGAACATCATCATTGATGCTTTCTGCTGACGTAAGGAAGGAGCCAGATGCAGGTAGTGAGGGCAATAATATCATCGCTATTCAAAGTGGTTCTACTGCTTCTAATGCTCTCGGCCACATTAGAATGTTCTTTTCTGGCGGCGGTGCAGGACCAATTTCTTTGATTTCTCAAGTGTCTTCTGGAAGCACTTTAGGGCAAACAGTTGTAAGTTATGATGCATATGCATATTCTGGAAGTTGGCACAATATTGCAGCAGTTTACGACAGAAGTGTGAACATTCTTAGCACATATATTGACGGCAACAGAGTGATTTCTTCATCCATTATTATTGGTCCAATAGAACAAAACACAGTTTTTGTTATTGGTGGTGGTGGTACTGGATACGCTTCTTTGAGCGGCGCTATCGACAATGTAAGACTGTATTTTACAGCTAGTGAATTATTGTTGCAAAAGCATATCAACAAACCAATCGATTCAGAAGATTATCTTGTTTTGAATTACAAATTCAACGAAGGAGTGGTAGGAACTAGCTCTGTAGATCTCAATGTTGTAGATTATTCAAAGTCTGCGTTGCATGCCTTGATCGCGCAATATAGTCCCGAAGTGAGAGTTTCTGGTTCTTCTAGAATGAACGACCCAGGCGATCCTATTCTTTATAGTTTCCACTCTGGAGTGCTTGCTTTCAGCGGAACCAACGTCCTTTCTGCGTCTGATTATGACCGAGAGAATAACAATCAAATTTTCAATATGATTCCAGAATATATCTTGCAAGCCGACGAAAATCAAGAAGGATTGATGATATCTCTTTCTCTTGCCCTTGCAAGATTTTTTGATGAATTAAAGCTCTATATCGATCAGTTCGACAATTTGAGAGTTACAAATTACGACGACATTGATGAGACTCCAGACATCTTCTTGCCATTTTTGACAAGATATTTCGGATGGAAAGTTACAGAACATTTCGGTGATACAAATCCTCTTTCTTTCTTTTTTGGTGAGGGTGTGCAGTCCTCTGGAAGTCTTGAGGTTCCACTTCTTGAAATCAGAAATCAGTTCTGGAGACGAACTCTCAACAACCTTCCTTATCTTTTGAAAACAAAGGGCAAGAGATACAATATTGATGCATTTTTCAACGTCTTGGGCGTCAACAAGGAAAACATAAACCTCAAAGAATATGGTTATCTTCCTGGCGGGTCCATTTCTGATACGAGAATTCACAAGGAAAAGGTAGCTTCATTCCTTGGAATTGGAACAGGAAGTTTAAGTTCCAGTTTTGTCAAGGTTCCGTCTCTAATTTCTGGAGCAAACAACTCATATACAGTCGAAGCATTTTTACAACTTCCATATCAAAGTGCAAGCTATAGCGCAAGTCTTAGTGTTCTTACTGGAAGTGTTTGGCAGCTCGTCGATCCAAATCAGGTTACAGGTTCTATAGCCCTTTTGTGGAATGTTCCACATCTCGGTTCAACAGAAGGAAAGTTTATCCTTACTGGCTCTACCGCCGCAGGCGCAAGCCAAGTATTTTCTAGCAGTCTCGTTGAAGTGTTTGATGGTGATTTTGTTTATATCGCCGCAGGATTGAAAGCAAATCAGATTCCGTTCATTGAGATTAGAACCCTTGACAACGACTCTCTTGATTTTACTGGATCATTTACTGGAAGCGTAGCTCTTTCTGGTGTTTTTACAGGAAGCAATTACGATTTTATTATGGGTGCAACTTCTGGAACATTTTTCCAAAAGCAAACACAAGGATATTTTGGAGAATTCAGATACTGGAATAGACCTCTTTCCTCTTCTGAGTTTACCGACCATGCTTTCAATTTCCAAAGCGTTGGTCTAAATAACCCAGCCGAAGCACCAAACCCATTACGCGGCCACTGGCCTCTAGGAGAAAATAAATTAACTGATGCCGCTGGCAACCTCAATAGTATTTTAGATTTGTCTAGGAACAATCGTATCGCGACTGGAACACTATTTCCTGCATCATACAACCCCTACAAGAAGTTCCTTATCGAATATAACCATCTTAGTCCATCCATTGATTTGAAGTGGACAGAGAATAAGGTTCGTATCAGAAACAAAACAGAGCTGAAGATTGGTGATGTCGCGAATGACACAAACGAAGTTTCTCTTGAGTTTAATCTTATAGATTCGCTCAACAAGGACATTACAAAGATTTTCTCTACATTTGATCTTTTTAATAACGCAATTGGTAGTCCAGTAAATAAATATCGCGATGAATATGCCGACCTTGAAGCGTACAGAAGAGTGTATTTCGACCGACTTGGAGACAGTATCCACTTCAATCAATTTTTTGGATTGTTTAAGTGGTTTGATAAGAAGATTAGTGACGCGATCAAACAGCTTCTTCCTACGAGAGTAAAGTTTATCGGCGGTGAGCAAGTAGTCGAAAGTCACTTTCTCGAACGTCCACGTTATCAGTACAAATATCCAATTTTTAGAACTCCAGTCGATATTCCAAATGCTGAATTAAGTGGAGCCGCTAGAGTGGATGGTAAATCGCATGTTGTTTTGCCAAATTCTCCACCAGCAAACTTTATTGGAACCCACGCCGC